AAGACATTTAAGTAATAATGTACTTGAATCCATACCACCTGAAAGTGATACTACTGCGTGTTTTGGACGTTGTGAGTCCTTAAAATTTAATTCTAATTGTGTCATTTTTATTTATTTATATTTGCCAGGTATTTTAAGCGTATAGGCAAACGCTTTACATATCACGTAATCTATGTTGTTTTTGTTCAACTACCACTCTAAAATGAGTACCTTGTATTTTTACACTACCCCCTTGTTTAAGGAGTTTTCTAAATAACCCCTCTTCTCTATCAGTCCAAAATTCACTTAAAGCTAGAATTTCATCTTTATTTGCAGATCTTAAATTTTTATTTATAAAAATTGTTTGGTTTGATCTTATTGATTGTTTTTTTAACATATCTTTATTCTTCTACGAATTCTACGTCTCCGTAATCATCAATTGGTTTATCTCTTACTAGGTCCCAATCAGCATCATCTATAATATCTTGTTGGATATCTTCATCACCGGTCTTCCACTTCTTTAATTCTTCTTCTGTTAAGATATACTCTTCCCATCTGTAGTTTGCGTAATTTACGGTTCTTGTTAATTTAGCCATTTTTTATTTTATTAAATTATTTATCATTCTAAAAGATGTAAGATTATCTTCTAACAAATCATAATTAATTTGATCATCTAACATATAAAAGAAATCATTCATGTTTGCTTTTGGTTTTTTATTTAAACCTGCTAAAGTATATCTAGTACCTTCTAAAGTTGCCATTACTGGGTTTGAGGTATCAATAGATTCAACACAATTTATATCTTTATACCATCCAAATTCTTGGGGTACAGCACATCCTAATAAATGAATTCTATCATCTTGTTTAATATCCCCCATTTTCATTAAAGCTGTAATTACATAAAGTCTTCCCAAAGCTTTACCTAAATCCTTATTTGGGTGAGGACAAACATCATTATAATAAGAAGCTCCATATGAAAAACAAATTTTACCATAACCTAAATTTTTATAAGCTTTAGCACATTGTGAAGCTTCATGGATTGTTTCTGCTTGAACTACAGCAACTTTCTCAACTCCTTCAGGAAAATCATAAATATTCCATATTTCAGCATTTTGGATAGATTCTACACAATTTTCCCAAACATCTGGTACTATAAATTCATTAGGTTCTAATTCATTAATCCAATGTATAAGACGTTCATGGTTATAAGCTTCGCCTAATTCATGAAGAGAATTATCCATTATAATATAACGACCCTGTCTTTTAGATTCTAAAAAATATTCTAAATAACCAGGTTCTTCATCTAATAAATGAGGAAGACAGTAGTCATAATCATTGAAACGTCTACTATCGTTTAGTAGACATAAAGGTGTTTCGTGACTTATTTTGATTGCCATAACTTTTTAATTTGTATTTAATATATGAAAGGGGGGCTGATAATCCAAGCCCACCTAAAATAAGAGTAAAAATATTGGGGTGCCAATGTTCACCACATAAACCCAAAGCATGTTTTAAAAATTCTACCATTTTAAAAATTTAAGGCTTCCGATATTATTGGAAGGTTTGTTTTTAGTTGTTTTTTAATTTCTTTAGCAATTAACTGGATTTCTTTTTGAGCATGACTATCATCTCTTAATTCAAGGAAATGAATCCAAGAACGAATTGATCCAGTCATTTGAATTTTAGTTGTAGTAGCTAATGGTAAAACCATTCTAGCTTGCTCTCTAGCAACACCAGCTGCTAACAAATCATTGTATAATCTATGACATGCCCTAAAATGAGTTTTAATTACTTCACTAGCTTTACCTTCAAAAAATATATCTCCTTCATACATTTTAGGATTAATAATTTCAGTTGAGCTTTGTCTATTATCTTCACACTGAGCTCTTAACTCAATGTTTTCAAACATCTCATCTAATTTATTAACATCTTGATATCGTTGACTAAACTCTTGAAAAGAAAACGAACGGTGACGGATGAGCTGGATTCCGATTGCTTTGGAAGTTTCAATTTCGAACGTCGCGTGACTATGTTCAAACGGCGACCAGTGCTTGTGGCGTACAAGGTATTTGAGAAGGCCTGCTGCATTAGTCTTCTTATCCTTACGTGAACTAGATACACGTGCAATCTCCACAATATGCTCTTCAGCATTAGGAGTAATATTTAAAAGTTTTACTTGCATTTAATTTGTTTAAAGTGTCTATATTATAATTTTTTATACGAGCTATATGAAAATACAATTCTTCAGTAGTACCTCCAAATTCAGACATAATATCCCTAATTTCATCTTTAGATATTTTAAATAATTTTTTTAAACCATTTACTAAATTTTCTAATTTATCATTTTCATCTTTCATAGCATCTTCAATTAATTTATTGTGACGTTTCCTAGCACGTAATTCAATATCCATATAAAGTCTATCTTGTTCAGGATCTCTTCCTTGGTAGTTATTAATAAATTCTTGTTGCTCATCTTTCATCCAATGTAATTCCCATTTTGCTTCTTGAAAAAATTGAGAGTATTCAAAATCTCTATTTCGAATTTTATCTAGAAGAGATGCTTTATAAGGCAAACATTTATGAGTTTTAAAACGTCTCCACCAATAAAAAGGTAGAGCTCTTCTACCACTTGGTTTTTTAGGTACTTTCATATTAAAAAGGTAAATCGTCCTCTTCTCCTTCTTCAGGAATTACAATACCTGGGTTGTCTATAATTTCTTTTTGAAATTGGGAAAGTAATTCTTCCTCTAATTCCCACATATCTGCTAATACTTCAATATCAAATATCATATTTTTATTTTTTAAGATTTATAATACAACCAAGAGTCAACATAAGTGACAAAACACAAAATGCCATTTCATTAAGTGGGTCTTCAAATTTAACATAGTTAAGAATTACACCAGTTGCTGTAATGTAAGCAACCCCAAGTGATACTACTGCTCCTACAAGAGCTTTAAAATTGATTTTTTTAAACATAACCTTTATTTTTAATTATTAATACGTGGTGAATATACGAACCCTCTCTCGCTTCTCCAAATATTTATGTAAACATTTCCCAATTACTTTCTGATTTTTTTGCAGCTATTTCATAAGGGTGAGTATCATATTGATAACCCATAGTATAATATCTTTTCATCCATATTGGAGATTGAAGGTAATGTGTATATTCATGAAGCAATGTTTGAATAACCCATTTTCTACTTCTTCCCTCAGGGTAATAAATCCAAATTATATTATTATATCTATCATATTCTGCTGAGGGAGAAATTTCTCCTACCATATCATCAATTCCTGATACTCTAGCGTAGATATTGTGGTGGTATTTTATTTTAGGATATTTATTTTTAAAGGTAGATTTACCATAAAATTGTTTAACTAAAGGGTAAACTTTATCTACTATATTTTTTACTAATTCTTTTTCCATTTACATAGTAAATATACGAACCCTCTCTTGCTTCTCCAAATATCTTCGCATGGAAAGAAAAAAGGCGCCGATTAAGGCGCCTTTCTCTACTATATAGATTGAGCTTATTTCTTATTAATAAAGAATTGAGCTAAAATAACTAGTGCTACTAAACCAACAAATCCTCCCTCACCAAAGCTTGAGATTAAACTTGTTAAATTACCAACTACATCCATTCCGAATATAGTTTGACCAGTTAAAACATTCCATAGGATCGCTACTGGAAGAACTGCCATCATAATTGATAACAAACCCCCAAAAAATCCAGTTACATACTTAATTACATTTTCCATTTTAATTTAATTTAAGTTAAACAATAATTAAAACTTCAAACCAAACCCTAACTGTAAGTTAGTAGTTTTAGCTTGTGTATCGTACACAACTTTTGGATCTAGGAACATTCCACCTTTATGAAAGGCAAACATTCTACCAACTCCTAATTTCATACCATCTGTGTCTAGTCCGTCTGTAGCTACATATGCAAAATATCCTTTATAAAAATATCTTGCATGTAAATCCAAACTTAAATCCTCAGAAGAATCTGCTTGAGAAACATTTGCCCCTATCATAAGGTCATCTGTTATAGCATACCCCACTGTTGGGCTTAAAGACCATTCAGTCCATGATACATCTGCAATGTTACCAGTACCAACGTACCAATCACCTTTTGCATTTTGCACTTCTTGTGCGTTAGCTCCAACTGCAATAAACAGTCCTAAAGCTAGTGTTAAAATCATTTTTTTCATTTTTTTGATTTTGGTTAATAATTAATTTAATTTGAAAACGTAGTGGCCAGCTACTTTGGATAACTTATCGTGGCCATTCCTACATTTTTCAAATGTCGAACGGGAACGATAATAAAATTGACCAACATATCCAACCTAAAGTAAATAAGATTGAATATTTTTTAATAACGAATGACTAAATCATCATCATTATTATCTTTTCCTTTTAGTTTATCTAACTTTTTGTTTAAAGCTGCTAAACCTCTAGGACCTCTTTTTCGATTTTTTGAGGTATTTTTAATTTGATTTTCTAACTCTTTAATTTCACTTGAATATCCCTCAGGAAAACCGCGTTCTTCCTCAATAGGAGCTTCATAAGCGTGTTTATACATATCATTATCTTCTTCTTCATATACCCAATCATCTTCTTCCCAATCAGTATGTTTTGCTTGTTCTTCAAGACTAGCACCTTCATTATCTTCCTCTTTTATTATTACTTTTTCACCGTAAAGGTTTTTTTTTGTTTTTGGACGTATTTTTTCAAAGGCATAATTAGCAGCTATTACTAAAGCAATTGCTAGCGGGTCAAATACAAATATTATTGTTAATAATAACCAATTAATAATTTTATCCATAGGAGTTCCTGTTAATCCTGATAGATATTTTAATGGGCCTAACTCACTAGACACAGCATCACTTGTTTTTACTTCAACTATTTCAGTTTCATAATTAAATAATTTCTGATTTAAATCATCTACTTTAGAATTAATTACCGTTTGACGTTCAATTGCTTGATCTAATTGTTTTTCTAATGCTTGACGAGTTGCTCTAGAGGTTGTTGTGATTATTTCACCAGTTTCTTTGTCTTTATACTGTATAGTATTGTTAGATAAACCAGCACGTAAATCAGACACTGCCCCATTAATAGATGTTTTTTCCTCATTGTATACCGCTAACTGTTCCTTAACATTATCTCGTTTAGTTTCTATTAATGCAATTTGAGCATCAATATTTCCTGCTTTTGCTGCTGTTTCTTGATATGCTGCAGATAAGAATCCATAAATACCCATACTAGTAATTAGTATTAATACTATACAAGCTACAGATAAATAATATTTTAATAATTTAGGTAATCCTTTTCTATATTGATAAAGTAAAGATGCGATTACTAATTTTGCTATTTCTAAAGATGAAGCCATTACAATAACTGCAAATGTGGCTCCTGCAAATAATTTACTAAGGCCACTTATTGAATAAAAAGCAGCAGATGCACTTACTGACAAAGCAGAAAGTGCTATAATGAAAGGGAATATTCTTTCTTTGATTTTTTCAAACATAATAAAAAGTTTTAGCTTCTAAAACCCTTATGCTTATCTATTCGGTCTAAAATTTTATTTAATTCTTTAACTTTAATTAAACCTGCCATAGATGCATTTTTAAGAGCGCTTATTAGCTGTAATACCATGAACGGTACAATAATTACTTCAGATAGCCAACCTGCTCCTGTAAATCCTTTTTCTACCATTAAAATAACTGTTAAAATAGCTAACCACACAAATGTATTTTTTGTTATTTTTAAAGCTTT